ATCCTGGCCAAGGGCGCGACGCACACGCTCCAGACCGTGCTCCACGAGGCCGCTCACGTCCTCTGCCGGGCGAGGGGTGTCCAGGACACCAGCCGGCAAGGCCGGTGGCATAACGGCCTGTTCCGCAAGGCGGCCGAGGAACTGGGTCTGGAGTACCTGCGCGAGGCCGGTCACAAGGCGTTCGGCTTCTCCGAGGTGACCTTGGTCCCGGGCACGGTCGACCTGTACGCCTCGGCGCTGGCCGAGCTGGATCGGGCGATCCGGCTCACCGTGTCACTGCCCGAGGGGATGGACGAGGACCAGGACGGAGACGGCGAGCGGGTGGCCAACCCGCACGGCGGCGGGCGGCGCAAGCGCGAGGACGGCGCCGAGTCGTCCAGCTTGAAGCTGGTGTGCGCGTGCGAGTCCCCCCGGATCCTCCGGCTCAGCCGGAAGTCCTTGGATGCGGGGCCGATCCTCTGCGGGGCGTGTCACGAAGTCTTCGCGCTGGCTTCCTGACGGGGCGCGGCCGGTGAGGGGGAGGGGGTATCCTCTCCCCTTTCCGCTTCATCCTGGGGAATGATCAACTATGCCGTTCGTCCTGATTGTCCTGGTCGCCGTGTCCGTGGGCGCCCACCTGACGGGGCCGGTCCCGCGCCCGAAGCTTCAGCGGCGGCCGGCGGCCGTGACCGTTCACCCCTCCCCGGTCGACCGGGTGCGGTGGGCGGGTTGACAACGTAGTCACCATGACTGTAAAGTAATGCACAGTGGAGTCCGAGAGTTTGGGGAACACGTATGGATCTGGAAGAGATGCTGGCGGGCATGAGCCCTGAAGAGCTGGAGCGGGCGGGTCCGGCGCTGGCCCGGGAGCAGACGATCCGGGAGGTGATGGCCGATACCGGCGAGGCCCGGAGGATCGTGGTCGAGTCGCTGAACGCCGCGCTCTCGATGGACGAAGAGGCCGTGCTCGACTTGTGCGAGGGGGAGCCGACCACGCTGATCGACGCGCTGCACCGACTCATCTCGGCGATCGAGAACCAGCAGGAGGGCGGCGCGGAGATCGATGCCGAGGGAATCATGGTCTCCCTGGTCGCGCTGGCCAACTACCGATGGCCGGCCGGGCCGCCGGCTCCGTTGGGGCCGAACCAGACTCTCACGCTGGTTGAGGTGACCTGGTCGGGCGACCACTACTACCAGCCGGCGGAGCGTCCCGACCTGGTGAAGGACTGGATCGCTGAGGCGTTCAACGACCGCTCGGACGTGGTGGGCCTGGTGATCAACGGTGGCTGAGCGACCCAAGCCGACTGTCGAAGAGGTCATGCGCGAGCGGTTCGGCGACCCGGAGAAGGTGGCCAAGGAGGCGCCCAAACCCAAGCCGAGCAAGTGATCGAGCGGCCACCGGGATCCCGGTGGCCGCTTTTCCTTGACACTTTGCTGTTATGACTGTAAGGTTTGGGGTAGTGAGTTTCAGACCGAAGGAGGTTGGATGAAGGTCAAGGTCGAGGTGATGGACCTGACGCACCGGCAGTGGATCATGCTTCAGGTCTCGACCAGCCCGGACTACCAGTTCACCACCGGGGACATCCGGGTGTGCGCGGTGTTCACCCGGGGCGGGGAAGAACGCCACGTGGAAATCCCGCACCCGTTCCTGTACTGCCTCCTGGACGAGTTGTCCAAGGCGGACGACGGATTCGACCAGACGGCACCGGGCGGGTAGGCCGACGTGAAGATCGTCGGACTCGACCTGTCGATGACAGCTACCGGGGTGGCGCACACCCTCGCCGGCCAGCCGTGTACGCACGTGATCAAGCCACGGGAGACCGGGGACCACCGGCTCACCGAGATCCGCGCGCGGGTCCGGGAGTACGTGAAGGACGCGGACCTGGCGTTCGTGGAGCATCTGCCCCAGCACGTCAAGTCCGCCGGGATCACGGGCATGGTGCACGGCGTCGTCCGGCTGGAGCTGATCGAACAGGGCATCCGGTACTTCACCGTGCCGCCGGCCAGCCTGAAGAAGTTCGCGACCGGCCGGGGCAACTGCGACAAGGCCGCGATGATCCTCGCCGCGTTCAAGCGGGGCGGGGTGGAGTTCCGGGACGACAACGAATGTGACGCGTGGTGGCTGTACGCGGCTGCGAGCGAGTACGCGGGGCAACCCATGTTCTCGCTCCCCGGTGTGCAGGTTTCCGCGCTGAGCGCGATAAGGGAGGAATGAGACATGGGGCGTAAAGAGGATCTTCTCAGTACGATCGCGGCGGCTCAGAAGGAGCTTCGCCGGATCGAGCGCAAGGACGGCCTGCCGGACTTGGATGTGATGAACGACGGGACCGTACTGGCGTTGTTCATCGCGTACCCCCGGTCCAAGCCGTACACGTACCTGGCGCTGAAGAGTGTTAGTCGCTGGTACCTCACCGGGACCGATGGGGACGTGTTCACATCGGACGGGCTGGCGGAATGGCTGATGGACCGGGGCCGCCGGCTGGTCGCCTGGCACGCGCTGGGTACGGTCACCGTGGAAGAGGGGGTCCCGTTCGTGCGCACTTCGAGGTGGCACAGCGGAGCGCTGGAGATGGGGGTGGACCGGATCAAGGTGACTCCGCTCGACACCAAGGGCAGACCGGCCGGGACGGCGTTCGTCGTGGGCGGGGTACACAAGGGGTACGGGCTGTGACCCGCTTCTATCTGGCTGTAGCCAACCTCGGTGTACTCGGTGTGTGCATGCTGCTCTTCGGCGCTGCTCTGACCGGGTGGGTAGCTCATTTGATCGCGATCGCACTGGTACTGGCCGAGGTGATCCAACAACTGCGGGGCCAGGGCCAGAGAGTCAAGGGCCAGAGCGTCACGGGCAGCACGATCGGCGGCAGCGTGACTCAGATCCGGGGTGACCGATGACCCTCCCCTACTCGGTGGAGTACTACCTGGCGCAGACCGGCGGCCGGCGGGCGTGCCCGCATCCGGTGCACCGGTTCGCTCAGGTCGACAACTCACCGGGTCGTCTCGTCCTCCCCGAGTGCGCGGGCCGGGACGCCTGGCTGGCCGCTAGACAGGGCGGGATCGGTGGGTCCGAGGTCGGCGCGCTGATCGGCATCTCCGAGTACGAGACGACGTTCTCCGTGTGGGACACCAAGATGAACGGCGGCAAGGACCTGTCCGGGTTGAGCGCCGTCGAGTGGGGCCACCGACTGGAGAACGTCGTCGCCGAGAAGACCGCCGAAGAGATCGGCATGGTCTCCCGGTTCGCGGGTGGACTCTGGGCCGAGCGGGAGCGGGACTTCCTCCGGGTCACCCCGGACCGGTTCGCCTGCCGGCCGCGTTCGTGGAAGGCGCTCGGGGTGATCGAGTGCAAGACGGCCGGCTCGGACGAACACTGGCAGTCTGGCACGATCACCCCGGGTGGGCAGGGTGACGGCTCGGCGCCGCTCACCTACCAGGCTCAAGTCCAATGGCAGCTCGGTATCCTGGGCCTCCCCGTGGGGTGGCTGGGTTGCTTCGTGCTGGGCAGCGAGCGGACGTTCTTCACGGTCGAGATCCACCGGGACCGTGAGTGGTTCGGGGAGATGGCCGACGCGGCCGAACGGTTCTGGGTTACCAACGTGCTGGCGGACGAACCGCCCATGCACGATCTCCGGCACCCGAGGACCGAAGAGCTGTTGAAGCGCCTTCATCCGAAGGTGATCAAGCCGTCCGTCGAGCTGGAGTCGGACGCGTCCGAGTGGCTCGGCGAATACCGCGACGCCAAGGACGAGGCGGACCGGGCGAAAGCCCGGCTCGACTCGATCAAGAACTATTTCAGGCTGATGGTTGGCGACGCCGGGGCCGGCTACCTCGATGGCAAGAAGGTCGTCGGGTACCCCGAGGTGACCTCCAAGCGCCTGGACGTCGAGGCCCTGGCGTCGGCGCACCCGGAGATCGTGGAGCGCTTCACGGTGCCCACAAGCCACCGTAGAATGACGATCTATGCTCCGAAGTCCAAGCCGGATAAGGCTTGACACCTTGCCGGCGGAACTGTAAAGTATGACTTGTTCGGGACCCGGGCGGGGCGTCAAACCCCCTCCCTCTAACCGGACGAGGCCCCGTATTTCGCGGTATGGGGTGGGCGTTCAGGGAGCGGTGACCCGCTTGCTGGAGTACCCCGGCAGGGTCCGGGGTCGACCAACCTTAGGGGACCAGGCTAACGGCCGGATTCGCGGCCGGCGGTTGAGTCTGGTCCCCGGCGCTAGGATCCGAGGTGCCCCGGGAGGGCATGCTGTTGCGCAACAGTGTGGCTGGTTCGAGTCCAGCCGGATCCACGAGGATCGGAAGATCCTTGCATTGACACACTTCACTACCACTACCACGCGAAAGGGGCCATTCGTGGCGCCAGCAAAGAAAGACGCGTCGCAGGACGATGTGGACGCGTTGTTCGCCGAAGCCGAGGCATCCAAGATGTCGGACGAGGACTTCGACTTCGAAGACCTCCTGGACCAGGTGGTCGAGGACGACTCCGAGGGATGGGTTCCGACCGAGCCGGGCGAGGGCATCTCGGGTGTCATCGTCGCGATCGGTACCCAGCGCTCCGACTTCGCCAAGGCCGGTGAGGATCCCAACTGTCCAACTTGGACACTCCAGACGAAGGACGGGTCCAAGTTCCGGGTGATCGGCTTCGGCACCGTGCTCCGTCGCGAGATGGAGGACTCCGGTGCCTCGGTCGGTGACCGGGCTGCCGTGAAGTACTTCGGCAAGCGGGTCAACAAGAGTGGGGCATTCAAGGGCAAAGAGTCCAAGATCTTTGGCCTGGTAGTCCGGCCGGCGGTCCGCTAGAAAGTTGCTTCAGGGCATGGCTGGGCGCGGCTGGGCGGGGCGCGGCTGGGCGGGGCGCGGCCAGGCGTGGCAAGGCAGGGGTTACAGGAGACCGACCGGCAGGCACCGAGGTTCGAGCCCTCGGCGGTCACGCTCAGGGTTAGGCAAGGCGAGGCCCGGCAAGGCTTGGCGAGGCAGGGACACACCGATCAAGGAGGTAGCAAATGGGCAGAGTGGTTAGACCAGGACCATTCCGGGCGACCCGGGATGACGGCCGGTCGGACCGGCGGGTGATATTTGAGCTGGCGCACGGCGCCGCCGTAGATCATGTCTTCTCGTATGACGAGTTGCTGAGCGCGCTGCGGGAGGGTATCTCGCCCGAGGACAAGAACAAGATCGACAGGGACCGGGTGTACCGGGCGGTCAGCTCGGCCAACCGGACACTGCTGCGGGAGGACCGCCGGTACCTCTCGGTGGTCGAGAACGTCGGGTACAGGATGATCGCGGCGAACGAACACCTGGCGGTCAGTTTGATCAAGAAGAGCCAGGCACAGAAGTACCTCACGCGCGGGATCGCACTGCTCAGTCACGTCCGCCTGGACGAGTTGGACAGCAACCAACGTGCGATGCACGAGGGACAGCTAATGATCATGACCGGGCTGAACGAGGCGGTCAAGGAGTCGGCCCGCCGGCACGACCGGACGGACAGCCTGATCGAGGACCTGATGAAGTCGAACCAGGAGATCGTGGACCGGCTGGACCGCATCGAGGGGACGACCACGTGATGGTCGACGGTCGCTCCCTCCCCGAAGGCACGGTTCTCCTGGTCGGGGTGACCTTCTCCGGCATGACCAGCTCGGCCGAGGTGCCCGCCAAGGTCTACACGCACGCGATGCTGAAGGCCGGCGGATCCTGGTACGTCACCGGCGGCGGCGCGCCGCAGATGGCCGGTTGGGGAGCCATTGAGCGGTGGCTGAGCCGGGACGGCCGGCAGGTCGTGTGGGTCAAGAAGGTCACCGCGAGCGAGACGATCGAGGCGCGCGGCCCGGCCGACCGGATCGATCTGGCTTCCCCGGAGTGAGCACGTTCCTGGCCCGGTACCCGGGGGTCTGCGGCGGCTGCGGCCGGGCGTTCCCGATGGGCACTGAGGTCGCCTACCAGGATGATGAACTGGTCGAGGTCGAGTGCCCCGAGGTGCCGGGCCGGGACGCGGCGCCAGGCCGCAACGAGCGGTCGTGTCCGGGCTGCTTCACGATCCACGCCGGGGAGTGTGTCTGATGGCCAAGCACCCGAACACGTTCAAGATCAAGTGCTGTGACCGGGCTCGGTTCCTGCTCCCCGGTGGCGTGATCGTCTGCCTGAGCTGTGACCCGCACGTACCCTCGGACCGGCTCCAGCCGTTGCCGCCGTGGGCCAAGACGTGGGCGCCACCCCCGAAGTCGCTTTGAGGCTTGACACTTAGAAGTCATGACTGTAAGGTTATGGGTATGACGACACACGAGAACCAGGGCACGACGAACACACCTGACTGCCTGATGTGCGCGGTTCGCCAGCTCACCGAGGGCACGCCCACCGTTTGGCGGCCGGAGCACATCGGCGACTCGATCACCGGCGTGGTGCTGACCAAGGGCCAGACCGTGAACAACTGGGGCTCTTACCCCCACGTGGATCTCTGGCTCGGGGGCGAGCGGCGGGCGAGGGTGGTCGGAATGAAGTCCAGCGTCCGGCAGGGCTTGGAGGCGGCTTCCGCGCAGATCGGCGACCAGTTGACCGTTACCTACCAGGGCAACACCACCGAGAATCGCTACATGTTCGGTGACATGCGGGAGACCACGATCAGCAACTACGAAGTGAAAGTCACTCGCGGACACCACTAAGGCATTGACACTTTACAGTGATGACTGTAGTGTTAAGGGCATGACGACACAGACGATCAGGAAGCTCCCGGATTGCGTGATCTGCGCGGTCCGGGAGCTGACCGAGGGGACCCCCAAGATCTGGACCCCGAGCGAGGCCGGGCAGTTCGTGACCGGCGTGCTGATCGGGAACGGGCTCGTACCCAACCCGATGCACATCGACGTTCCGTACGTGGACCTCTGGCTGACCGGCACCGAGCGGATCCGCGTGATCGCGGCTGCCGCCCGGCTGCGGACCGGACTGGCCGAGGGATCGCCCGTGATGGGCGACCGGATCACGGTCACCTACCACGGCGTGAAGGACGTACCGCCCAGTCTGCGGACGATCTCCGGCCGGACCTACCGGGAGTACTCCGTGGACGTGGCCCGTGGCCACCACTCCTGAGCTTCCGCCCCGGCCCCTCAGCCGGCGGCTGCTGGACGCGACGATCTCTATCGCCATCATGGCGGTACCCGTTGGAATCGGACATGTCCTCTGGGGTTCGGCGAACACCATCGCGATCTTCTCTGTGATCGGGATGTGGATGGCCCTCGAATGGGTCAGTAAGTTCGTCCAGATCTTCCGGGCGAACTACCGGGCCGCCAAGGAGGGGGACGCCGAGGGTTGACACTTAGAAGTCACGACTGTAAAGTACGAGCGTACGACCAATCGAGGGGAGACGAAATGCTGACGTTACGCCCGTACCAGACCCAAGCTCTGGACGCGATCGAGGCGGCCGACCGGGAAGGTACCCGCCGGCCGCTGGTCGTGCACCCGACCGGCACCGGCAAGGGCGTGGTCATGGCCGCACTGGCGAAGGCGCGCGCGGCCCGGGGCCGGTCACTGGTGCTCGTGCACCGCGAAGAGCTGGCGACCCAGTTCGCCGAGAAGCTCGGATGGCTGGCGCCCGAACTGTCGACCGGGGTGGTCAAGGCCGAGCGGGACGAGACCGAGGCGGCCGTGGCCGTGGCGTCCGTGCAGACCGCCAGCCGGGACGCGCGCCTGGCCCGGCTGATCGAGTCGGACCGTCGCTCCCCGTTCGGCACGCTGATTGTCGACGAGGCCCACCACGCACCGGCGCCGACCTGGACGAAGGTGCTGTCCGCCTTCGGTTCCTTCTCCCCGGTCGGCCCGCTCACGGTCGGCTTCACGGCCACCCCCGAGCGCGACGGCAAGACGCTCGGGGTGTGGGAGTCGGTCGTCTCGTACATGTCGATCCGCGAGGCGATATACGGCGGGTACCTGGTCCCGATCCTGCCGGCCGTGGTGGTCGAGACGACGATGGACATGGCCAAGGTGCGGCGCACCGGTGGCGACTACTCGGACGGCGACCTGGGGACCGAGCTGGAGACCAGCGGCGCGATCGACCAGATCGCGGACGCGTACGTGGAGCACGCCAAGGACCGCAAGGGGGTGGCCTTCACCCCCACGGTGAAGACCGCCCACCACCTGGCCGAGGCGCTGCGCTCGCGCGGG